AGCTGGTGTCATAACGGCGGGAGACATCAAGGTACACGGTTCCTTGGTCTTTTACAACCCATATACCAAAATAGGCTCCGCGCTCGCTAAGTGCATCTGCGTTCTTTTCGATGTAATCCAAAAGAATCTTTCGGCTACGGTCTCGGCTTGAGAAGAAATCATCGTAGGAAACTGTTTCCTCAGCCCCAGCGTTGGAAGCCATGTACCCGCTAGTAGGTTCGTTGCGACTAGAAATATCTAGGCTAAATCCAGTCACGCCTTTTTTACTTAGTCGGTCAATAATTCCAGTAGCGATTGTGCCACCTGTAGACCAATTTCCGTGGGTTTTCTGGTCATGCTCACCATGCTTTTTTACGGCTTGAATAATCTCAACATCTTCAAGAACGGTTCTAAATTTACTCATTTGTCCACCCTTTGAAAGACTGCGACCTTATCCTCAGACCCTATACCTCTTTTGTACCCCAAAAATAACAAATCCGTACTGCGAGGTAATAGAACTTCTTTCTCTCTATCTGAAACTGAACTCGTATCATTGACGGAGGTTCGATAAAGGTCTACGGCAATTCCCTTACCGCTTTTGGTTGGGCTTGGAAGAATGACAGCAACGGTATCAGGTGTGTCATATATTTCGCCAAGCGCATCCCGAGCATCCGTATCTTTGGTTAAATCTATTCGTGTAGTTGATAGATAACCCTTATCTCTGAGAGTGTCGCCTGGGGCTAACTGCGCTAAAACAAAATTATCTACGACTCGGAATAAAGTTTTATCTCCGAACATATCTGGAGCCTTATCAATCAAAGAATCTAACCCATCAACCTTTTCTTCAAGAAATTTTATTTCATAAGAATCTTCAAAACCTCTTGGGTTGCGAAGAAACGCGTTTATATTTTTATATCCCTCTTGAGAATAACTATCAATAGCATCATGCTCAAAGGTTTCAACTCCAACGATTTTGCCGTCTCTGTCTACTCCGTAGCGCTCGCTATAAACCATCAATGCTGGGTCATATTCAGATTCTTCATCAAATGTGCCTAGGGTTAGTAAATCTGGATAGTTCTCACTTAAAGCCCAGTTACCATGAGTGGATTGGTCATGTTCTTGATGTTTAGAGACGACAAGGGTTAGCCCCTTACCAGAATCGTATTGAAATCTCTCTAGGCTCATGGAATCAACTCTACATCCCAGACCTTGCCACGGATAGCAGTAACTTTGAATTTGCTACCACGCGGTAATAAGAATTCAGCCTCATTAGCGTTTCTATCCCAGTTTTCTTCACTTTGGTCTTTATATCCAGAAGGAAAAATTCCTTTGCTACCCTCTGGTAATCTCAAGCGCATTGCTAAACCTTGATACATACTTCCTGATGTTCCGAATTGCTGAGCAACTCCAGCATCAAGAGTGGTGGAGACATAACCTTTATCTTCAAAGACATCGCCTACTGTTAATTTTTCAAAGAAATTTAATCCGTTGCCTTTGATGCCTCGATAGGCAATAACTTCTTCTCTCAAAGGCGGGGCTGTCTCTATTGCTTTATCAAGGAACTCAATAGTGTCCTTAAAAGACCTCTCGCTTACCTGTGGGTCTCTAAGTGCATCATTTAGGCTATAACCAAGAGCGCTTTCATATTCACCAATTGCTCTGCGAAATTCTGGATACTTTTCTTCCGTGAATCCCTCTTTGCGCTGGCTTAAAAGCATTTCCTCAAAGTAGGCATCACGCTCTTTCATAGTGCCGAATACCTTCATCTCATCGGAATACCATTGAGCCAAATCATCATAATTTCCAGATGCCCAATTACCATGGGTCTTTTGGTCATGTTCGCCATGCTTAAAAACTTCTTCGGCTACTTCCCAGTAACCACGGGCAAGAATTGATTCAATTGGCTTTGTCGGATATTGCTTTCCGTCAGGGCGGATTACATAACCAAAAACTAATTCGCCATCTTCGCGCTCATAGATTAACTTCGAGCCATCGGCTTGCGTGTACAAAACTTGCATTATGAACCCGCTCTCGGAAGTACAGGAATATTTAGACCCTTGGCTTCAACCATAGCCCTTACTGCATCAACTCTACCTGCTGGAACATAGATACGGTCAATATCTGAGACCTTTACTCCCCCGTGAATCTGGGTTTCAATGTAATCAGCGGTAGGGTTTCCAGCCATGTGATGAACTGCACCAGTTTTGTATAAACCCATATTGACTAAATCTGGTTTTGGGTTAGTTAGACCATCAGCCATAACTCCAGTACGGAGGGAATCACCAATCGTTGCGGTTGTTCTACTACGAACCTCTGGCTTTAGAATGAAACGAATTTCGCCGTATTGGTCTGCCTTATCGGTATTAAGGCTTGTTAAATCTTGCCAATCAAGACTTCTTCTTAGAGCGTGTTTTTCAGACCATGTTCCTTCTAGCGCGAATGTAGTCGCTGTCTTACTATCGTATGTATGAACTTCTTCATTATCTGTAAGAAACCCATAAACAGGGCGTTCGGATAATTTTGTTCCTGCTGGAGTTCCAGTAGCAAGACCTTCGCCAACTTTACGGACTCCTACATCAAGTTTTCCTCCAGATGTTCTAGTTTCAAACTGGTTTTTATATCGCCCATCCTCCAGCACAGAACTTAGAACTTCTTCACTTACGGCAATTGTGACATTACCATTTTTTATGGTGCTTAGAATTTTTGCCTCTGCAAAAGCCAATCCTTCTTCCATTGCATCAGCCGTTTGTCCATTCTCCTCAGCGTATTCAGATATTTGAGCGGCTTGTGATTCTCGGTTCTTTTTAATAACTTCTTGATAGTAAGCCTCCTCCTCTGCGTTCTTCATCGCATAGGCAACTCGACCCATATCAATTCGTGCTTGCAAGATGGCTGTGTTTTTACCCATACCAGTATCCATATAACGGCGAGCAAGCCTGTCTTGCAATTTCTCGTAATCTACATCGCCTTGGTATCCGTAGCCAATAAGTGTTTCTTTGAGGTCATTATCAGCGCCCATAATTTCTTGAAACAATGCCTTGCTTTCTTCAATCTCTTTTGCGGTACTTTCTGAGAGGTAACCAATACCTCCACCTGTAGCCCATGAGCCATGGTCTTTTTGGTCGTGACCCCCAGGAAGGTGCTTTCGAACTGCCTCCCCAATATCTGCTCTATTAACGGTTAATTTATCGGCATTGAATAGAACAACTTCAGCCCTGCCTGTTTTATAGACTGAATAACCGTCATAACCTTTTGCCGCCCAATAAAGGTTTGCAATATCCGAATCAGAAAAATTGTCCATTTTGCCAGAAGTAATTCTGTCCAAAATCTTTGGCATATCTAAAGATGTCTCTTTATCAAAAAGACTATACGCTTTAGTCCAAGCAATTTCGCCCTCAACTAACTTAACGCTTTTATCTAATTTCAAACCTATAAGGTCTCCGTATGCTGAGGCATATTCTGGTTCGGATGAAATGTAGATTCCTTGACCCCAAGTTTGAAATGGAGTGAAACGAATTTCTCCATTTAATAAACTTTGAGCCTGAATATTGACATCCGTAACTCCACGGTAAAAGTTTATTTCTTCTTCTGATAAATCTTCGAGTTTAGGCTTCATGCTCTTGCCAAGGCGCTCGGCAACTTTTTGGTACATTTCATTGACTGTATTTGAGCCAGAGATAATGTCGCTGATTTCATTATCTGATAATTCAGTAGCCGAACCTTGAGAGCCATCAGCCCAATTTCCGTGTGAGGCTTGGTCATGCTCTTGATGCTTGAGAACTGGGATAAGCCCAGGCTGAAATTTGATTACCTTCATTTAGTGCCTCTGTCTGGAGGCAAGATTACGAAGGTGCAACGGCAATTAGGGTGAACTATGGGCTTCTCCAGCCCGATAGAGAAGGTTCCAATCCAAGGTACGACTTCTCCATTCAAAGGCGCACAAATGTCGCAGGTGCGCTCGTCTGGGGCTGTAATCCACATTTTCATTGTCGCTGGGTCAATGTATCCCGCTTCATCGGCTTGGCGATAGCCTTCCATTCGCCCTTCATTCTGGGCTATCTGAATCTCTGTGCGAGCAATGGTCTTAGCGCGAGCGCTCTTGAGACGGTCTGCATAAGCGGTAGCAGATTTCTGGGCGCGTTCGATTGCTTGAGCCTCTTTGATACCAGCCTTAATTAAACGGTCTAGTTCACGATTCTCAAACTTTCGAACGGCATCAGCCCATTTTGGATGGAGACCAATAATGTTTTTAATTCGAACTGCTGTACGGCGAACATCAATCTGCTCATTAAATGAATCAATAATAATCTTACGGATTGCCTGACGGGTTAAATCATCAATGCTAGTAACCAACTGCCCTGCTCTACGAGATGCAAAGGCTAGGGAATTAGGGTTGGTTCTATTAAAAGAAAGACTAAACGCGATTGGCTCTGGATTAACTCTTGCCCAATTGGGAATGTTTGTGAAATCCATATTTGCCATGGCTTCAGGATTAGCAATTCGAACTTGAGTGGGGATAAATGCTGGCAACGCTAGAGCAGGAGCAATATCTCTTAGCCCCTTGATTGCATCTTTTCCGCCTAGGTCAATGATGTTGAGCAACTGCGCTTCAATCTTAGGAGCATCGCCATTGATAGAGATTGCTCGGAGCAAGCGGTCTAAAGTATCGGCATCTAGGCGACCAAGAATCTTCGCCAACTCATCCACCTTGATTTTGTCCGTTGCGTTACGGATTGCATTAACGAGAACTCGCGCCATTGCCGCTTCTTCAGCGGTAAGAGGGTTTCTGGAGCCTTCTGAGCCAGAGCCGAACCTAATTGCCATGCTCTACTCCAAATCGCCGTCTAGCGGTTCCTGTCCTTCTGGAATATCCAGTTCTTCTTCCAAAGATGGCGGTGCATCAAAGTTTTCTGGAGCCGTAGCGCCTTCTGCATCTGGCATCGCTGGAGCGCCATAGGCTTCTTGTCCATCATGCTCGGCAGGTGGTAATCCAGCCAAATCACGGAGGTAATCTTCTAACTTAGGGTCTGGCATAAGAACACCAGCGGTAGCCAACTTGGTTACGAAGTCTGAAATCTCAGTCAAATCAACATGGCTTACTTCTCCGTAGGTAAGGTACGGGCATCGTGAACCATCCATACCATTGAGTTTTAGAAGGCGTGGAATCGCGTATTGGTTAAATACTTCGGCAATGTTTTTAGCAATTGAATCAACTGCCATTGACCATAAATCCATCTTGGTTGAACCGAGGGCATAAGAACCTACGCGGTCAGAGCCTAAAAGAATAAAGTCTGAAAGGATTGACATAGACATACGCTGGTCATAGCGCTGAACAATCTTGTCTGTATCGAACTGGCGAGAACCGCCTGAAGATAAGAGAACTAGGTCGAACTGCTTATGTCCTGCATCATCGTAAAGCGTTGGGAATACAACACCCTCTTGCTCATTGCGCTTGATAGATGTAACAATGTTTTGAACTGTTGCTAAAACATTTGCTTGCTCTGCTGTCGCCGCGCTTGATAGATACTCAGGTGGTACATAGGCAACTGGTAATCCTGCAAGGTCGCGCTCGATACCGACTGCTTCGATTTCTTCGATACGGCGCTTGAAGAACCAAGGGCGATATGCGTTACGAAGGATTGAGCGACCTTCTGGGTTATTTTTAGCCGTAGTTGTACGGAATAACAAAGCCTTTTCGATAGGGATGATGTGAGTGCCACCCGATGATGGGTCGGTCTGCTCCATCGCTTGAATTCCACCGCGCTCATCAATCTGCCAGCGGAACAAAGTTTCTTGGGAGCGGATAGGCAACTTGCGCCATCCGATTTTATTATCTGTGTGCTTTGAACGCTTAGATGGGTCTTTTGCCTCTGGACCTGTACGGACTTTGTAAACAATCTCGTTATAGGAATAACCGTAAACTAGCATTGAAAGAATTTGTGAAAGAGTTTGGTCCCATGAATCTGACATATCGTGCAAACAAGAATCTATGAACGCCGCGACTTCTTCATCTTCAGGCTTTACATCGCCATCTGCGGAATTATCTGAATATGGGTCTACGCGCCATTCAAGACGAGTAATAACCTTTTCAATCGCATAAAGCATTGACCCGATTGTTGGGTCGTTGTCAGCCATTTCACGATAAACGCGAGCGCCACGAAGTCCACGAAGATTAACTAAGAATTCTTCGTAAACCGTTCCACCTGAACGGCGTAGCCCAGTAGAGCCGAGTTCCTGTAAATCTGGCTTTTCTGCCATTGTTTCCCTCTACTCTTTAGATGCTAGTCCGACAAGAATTTTGATTGCCTGTTCTTCGTTAAACCCTGCGCCCTGCAACTCCAAGAATAATTCATGTGTCTGCACAGCGAAAGCACCGAGAACGGACAAGACTCCACCGCCATTTAGGTCAGAGTAGTCGTGTTCCACCCAATGATTTTAGCATTAAGTGAATTTTGTACTTATTCTCCGTCTAGGACAAATTCCTTGCAATTCATACGCATAGTGGTAATTTCTTTTGCAAAGGCGCGAGCCATGTCTTTTGTACCCGCTTGAGCGTACATACGATGTTCTGTCTGCTCGCCAAGTGAATTAAATGAACGAAACGAAATCCTAAAAGGCAACTCATGGGATGTCTCGGTCAATTCGATTTCTACATAATCGCCCACATCAATCTTGTGCGATACGAACGGTCTGCCAGATTCGGATACAACGACTTTAGCGCCAGCAATATTGCTAACGAAGTAATCAGTCCAAGCCACGATTTTCCCCTTTCATAAGGAAATTATTAACCCCTATCATACTATACGATGGTTAAAAAGGCGCAACATCCGAACTGAATGGAGCGCTCCAAGGGTCAGGCGTGGATGGATTGAATGAGGCATCTGTGCGCTGGACAACGCTTGCGGTGGTTACATGGCGCTTGAGGTCAATTCCAACATTCCATGCGGTGACGGCAATCTTTGAGCGCTTAGCCCCCGTTGCCTTGTCATCCCAATTCTCTTGAACTGCGGTTCCGACCACAATCACGGACATTCCCTTTTGAACTGAATCGGCTACATTCTCTGCGGTCTTACCCCAACATTTAATATCCCAAAATGTTGTATCGGTGTTTTCCCATGAGCCATCGGCTTGCTTAACTGATTTTGATGATACGACTGTAAAGGTTGCAATTGCTTTTCCGCTGGGGATAACACGCAACTCTGGGTCGGCTACTACATTTCCCGTTATAGTTAATTGAGTCATTAGATTCTTCCTTCGGTAATAGGTATCGGGATGATATTTAGTTTTGTTCTCATGCTTTGTCTTTCTCTGGCAGAGGTTCCTCCCCAGATTCCGACTACTGTGTAATGTAACGCGTAGGTCAGACATTCTTGTTTCCAAGGACACCTGCTACACATTGCCTTTACTTTTTTATTCTCCTCCGTGATTTTATTCTTGTCTGGAAAATAAAACTCTGTATCAATCTGTGAGCAAATCGCTCCTTCGAACTGCCACGGTTTCAACACTAATAAATACTTCTCTCTCCTCATTGACAATCAACGGATATGGGGAATTAGGAGATAACCTAGCCAATAAATTGCCATTACGCCATACCTTGCCTCCAGCAATTCCATCGTAATTAGAACTCTCTGGCTTTACTAAAGAGTCACACTCATTCCAGAATTTACAGTTTCGGCAATATTGCAACCCAGGCTGTGCAAGGTCTAATTGATATTGGTCAAAGAGCCACGGGTCTGAATTGCGACACGGGGCGTTATCAATAAACTCTAATAAACTCATGGTGTAAATACTAGAGTTAGTTATTCGAATTGTTTGTGATTTGGCTCTCTTGGCGTGTCGCTAAATCGCCGTATCTTTCAACTAGGAGTTTCTGGAGAAGTTCCAGTCTCTCCTTCTCCGTCATCGTCATCGTCAAAAAGGTTGTCCTCTCCCCATGTATCTATCGCGTGATGCAGTAATCCTTTTTGTCGCCAATCAGGTTGCTGGTCATCTGCCAAAGTAGTTGTCCAGAAACCGTTAGCGGTTCCATCTGTCCATTCCGCTACCAAGACCCAGCCAGTACAAATG